ATAACCACTAACTGGTCCGGTACTAATCCCACCAAGAGCTTTACCTTCATTGAGTTCTGGTATCGTTCCGCTTTTTTTAAGTTCTTGAAATTGTGCGCTGGTAAGTGGTTGTCCTGTTCTAACATCTGCACCAGTCATCAGCATTTGATTTTTAAGATCTTTTTCTTCCATTGACATAGCAGTAGATGATGTTTTGATAGATTTTTCACCCATCGCTTCTCTTACCATATTTTGCATCGATTCTAAAACGGCTTTGTTAGCTTTGGAAGCCGTAGGTAGGTATTTTAGTAATAATTCCTGTAGGGCAATAGCAAGATCTTTAGCCGCAATGGCTGCCATATTCATATTGGTAGTTAGAGCATCGGTGGTTTCCTTTTGTTCTTTAGCTGCTTTTTCAGCGGCGGCTATGGCTTCGGGGGTCATTTTTTGTAACTCTTGTATGGATATTCCAAAACTCCTAGCAAGTTCTTGAGCCAATCCACCAGCGTCGGCTGCTCCGGCGTAACCAATCGCTTTCTGATTTATAAAATCCTTTTGCATCTGTTCGCCGTTTCTAATATTAATCTGCCGCATTTTATCAGCATCTAGATTACCAGATTGGGCTAACGCAACTGCTTCAGCTGTGCTATCGCGAAGACCTGAACTCAATGCTGCAGCTGATGCTCCTACTTCATTTATAACTGCACCAAATACCATGGTTTCCATGAAGTTTTTTCTTTGTAGTTCTGTCATGTTCGTCATGGCCAGTATGATGTTTGACCGTTGCGTTTCATCCATGCCCGCCAATTTCTGTTGGAATGCTAGTTGACTGGCTTGTTCTTGTACTGCAGCCATTTTCTTCTTGGCATCTTCACCAGTTATAGCTGATATAATACGTAAATTCTCTGCATATTTTTGTGTCTGTACCGCAACTTCTGTGTTGCTGGCTCGCAATGGGCCTCCAGTCTGTGCCATCATTGCCATGGTTTCTGCTACAAGATCTCCATGCTCTTCAATCCTAAATCCTAGATTCATAAGATTGTTACGCATGCCCGTACCGCCAGCAGCTAATGCTCCGCCCATTTTTTTCACAGCATCAGGAACACTTAATCCTGCGGCTGATAAATTAGCCGACTGCCTCGTAATTACTCCGGCAAAATCTTCTAGTGTGAGCATACTATTTCTAGCCGCATTACGCATGCCTGTCATGCCGTCTGAGAACAGTGCACCACCTGCGCTCAGATCATGGAATGACTTGACTGTTTTTTCAAGTTCTTTAGCGAATATTTCTATTGCGAATTTGGCCAGCTTACTACCAGCTTCACCAGCAGATTGAGCCAAATACCCAAGAGCACTAGTAACTGAACCTGCAACTACCCCTAATGGACCAAGGGCGGCCATTGCGGGTCCTACTGCTTGGAGAGTTTTACCTAGTCCTGTAGCCGCGGCACCGGCGATGTCAATACCAGCATTTAACACCGTGCTGGTCAGCTGGGTAGAAGAAGCTCCATCCTGTAGTCCACGTACAAATCTACCTGTGCCTGCGATCGTTGCCTTACCTAATTCATCACCAAAATATTCAAGTTGTTCTACAGCATTTCGATAGGCAGCCTGTTCAAGAAGTGCCGCACGTTGTTTTTGTAATTGTATAACCTTATCTTTTGTTGCTGAATCCTGTGTCTGATCTGATAATTCTTCAATAGCGTCATTTAGTTGTTGCAAGACATACAGTTGATCTTGAAACCCTTTGGTACCTCGTTCGATACCTTTGTTGAGTTTTTTAATTTCTTTATCAAAATCTGCTGTGTTTTTTTTAACTGATCGGAGAAATGAGACTAGTGAACCATTGACTAGGCCAAATTGGTCTTCAACTTCACTTAATCGATCTATTAGAGCTTGGGCGTCTATATTATCAGCCATATATTTTTTAAACCTGAAAAATTCATACAATAAATATAGTATACGGTACTACTCTATTATTTATAGGATTTCAAACCATGGAAGAAACTACACCAGCAATCGCATCAACTAATCCCTTAGCCAAGCATTTCCGCCAAGCTAGCATCTATTTTAAACTGCCCAGCGGTGGACAATATTGGCCAAAAGGCTCATTAGATCTACCACCAAACGGTGAAATTGGTGTGATGAGCATGACCACCAAAGATGAGATCACGCTGAAAACGCCAGATGCTTTACTCAATGGTCAGGGTGTAGTTGATGTCATACATAGCTGTTGCCCTGCTGTCAAAGATGCATGGAAGATGCCTAGCATAGATGTTGATGCTGCACTTATAGCCATACGTATCGCCAGCTATGGTAATCAGATGGACTTTAGTGCCAAGTGTCCGCACTGCACACAGACTAATGAGTATGCTATTGATCTAGGCAAGACCTTGACCAGTATCACACCACCAGATTATACTATTCCATTATCAGTAGATGGACTCAAGATAAGTGTGCATCCACAACCTTATTTCAGCATGAACAAGACCAATATGATCGCGTTCGAGGAACAACAGATTATGCGAAGTCTGGCAGGTTTAGAGGACAATCCTGAAGAAGCCAAAGTTAAATTTGATCTACACATAGCCAAGGTCATAGAGTTGAATATCGCCCTATTAGCCAACAGCACCAAATCGGTCGAAACAGAGTCGGGTGATTTAGTCACCGATCCTGATCATATCACGGAGTTCTACAACAATGCAGACAATAGGATCATCAAGAAAGTACAGGGTTACCTAGCTGAGCTAAGTGAACAAGCCGCTATCAAACCAGTTGATGTTACCTGTTTGACCGAGGAGTGCAAGAAAGAATTCCCAGTGAACATCACCTTTGACTACGCAAGTTTTTTCGCATAAGGCTCTTAACACTAGATAACGACGCAGTCGCAGCCTTGATAGAAGGTTACGAAAAAGAGGTAAGAGCCTATAGAGATGATGCGCTGAGAATGGCCTGGTACATGCGAGGCAGTATATCTTACGAAGATGCTATGCTATTGAGTTTCAATGATCGTGATCTAATCAATAAGATAATCAAAGATAATATAGAAACCACAGAAAAAACCAAACTACCTTTCTTTTAGGAAGATAGTTATCTCAAAGTTACAACCATTAACCTATCATATTAAAGTTTTCCTACGACTCTAAATAGATTACCCATTGCGAAAGCAGTGTTGGTTTTAAAGGAGACTCCAGATAATGGAAATCTTAGCTACAATTAAGAAATGGGCGGGTGCCTTGTCAGATACAGCAGTCAGCGTTATTGCATTGCTTATCGTGTTAGAAGTATTACTCAAGGGAGCAGCCATCCCATTCCTACCAGCAGTTGACGTTATTGGTAACGTTACTGGAATCGTCAAAGCATTAGGCGGTGAAGGTGTTGTTGGTCTAGTGGCAGTATGGGTACTGTATTCAATTTGGAAGAACAAATAGTCGTATAAGTTCTTTTTGGTTATAGACAAGCGTAAGTATTCATTTGCTTACGCTTTTTTGTTGACACCGTTTTAAGATGTCTACGACATCTGCATTATCGCTATCGCTCAATGCTTTTTCTTCTATTCTAAATTAGAATGTATACTGTATGCTCTTGCTGTATCATCCAGATATCAGCCACAATTTACCTATCCGAGGTAAATTGTAACTGCCGCATCATCCGAGTACAGCACCACACTAACTAAAAGAGATTGTAATCACATACACGGAGGCGGTCAGCCGGTACCCCCTACTCTAGATTTATCTGGCGGTAGCTCACATAGCCGTAGTTAGCCAACTATGTTTTTGCTCTCAGGTTGGTTTGTTTCAGAGCCTGAATCTTTTGGTTTTTACACCTAATTGATATTGCCTTGCCGTCATGTGTGTAGTCTTATCTACACGTTCCACGTGCGGTACTTAAACGTAGCACGATCTCCTCATGACACAGTATTAACTGCGATAGTGGCTAATTATGTTTCTTAAATTCTTCTGTTAAAAATTCTGCAAATTGTTTATGACTTTTATGTCCCGGGTGTATATTGTCTTTGGTAAAATCAATACGCATATTAAAAAAACTCTGATACAAGTTGAGCCAATGATTTTCCTGAATTCCACCTTTTTCAATATAATGTTCGTGCATCATATGATATAGTGCAGTGATTTCCTGATCATCACGTGTTTTACTGTTTAGTAATTCATTTGAATAATCAGTCAATTGTGATGGTATAATTTCTGTAAACTTGTTATAATTAAAATATCCCGAATCCCATGGTAACATATTATTAATAAAAAATATCTTAGATTTTTTAGTTTCTGCTAAATCAATTAAAATATTAACATATGATATCAAATCACGTATGTAATAGTGTGCATGATTTAATAATAAAAAATAATTTTGGAATGACTCTAATTGATTTTGTGACCAAGAAATATCGTTACCTTTATGAGAGTTTAATGTACTCACTGGTTGTCCCGGTATTAAACTTCGCTTTGATTCATATAATTCTAATCCCATCCAAAATACATATCTATGTAAAGAGGTCCACCCAACAAAAATATAATCATATTGTGTCTGCGTTAATTCAAATGCGGTATCTAAAAAAATACGTTCGTTTGAATACCCACCAACTGCTATATTGTTTATTTTTGTTTTATTACCAAATAAATTTTCCGTTAATATGTTACAAAAATTTCCGGGGTGGTTTTTAGATTTTTCTGATGTTTCATCTAATTCTGTACCAACTACAAGAGAACATCCAGAAAACAATACAGATACCATCTAACGACCTTTATTTGTTAATTTTTAAATCTTTTACGGAATTCTTACCTAGTCTAATCTGTATGATGCCATTGTAGTTGTTTTCACGTAACAATACATCTTCCTTAAACTGGTAATAGGCTTCCAAGTAGTTAGTTTCGCCACGCGACTCACATAGATGTATGATCTCACGAGTGAACTTGTCCTTGCCTAGTAGGTCGATATCTGCTTGGAGTCTAGGACTTGAGCCCCAGTATTCTTTCCAATCAGTTTCAACTGTTTCCCTGCGCTTGTTTTTCTTTCCTTTTAGAGGTGGTCTCTTTTTGATTGTCTTAAAGTATTTTCTGCCAACGTAATCATGACCGTTAACAGTATTAGTTATTCTATATATAAAGCCATAATACTCATTGATATCCTCAGACTCAAAAGGTACTCCATTATAAGTCCAAGGATGATCATATGTCATATTACTTGCCTGTCATTGCATTTTTCTTATCTTGGATTTCTGCACGTCTAGCTTTTGCTAGTTTAGCTAGATCACCTAATGCGCCACGAGCACGTGCCGCTGAAGCCTTGACACCTTTGCCTTCAAATTTTTCTGATTCTGCTTTGTATAACTCAACTGCCGCTAAAATATCATCATGAATTGCCATTTTACTTTTCCTTTTTAAAAATTATACTACTAATCTTGCTTGTTTCCTAGCGATTTCTTTGCTAATCTTTGATTTATCTTTTTTACGCTGTGTTTTATCTATTAATGCTGTTAATTGTGCAATATTCAATGGACGTAATCTTGGTTTACCACTTTTATATTGCAGTGGATGATTGTGTCTTTTACTTGGGTGAACTCTTGCTGTTGCTCCGCCTGCCATAATATTCTCCTTCTATATCATATATAGTTTAATTTATTTTATCTACGATGTAAATTGAAATTCTATTGATCTTTGCCATTGATTGATAAAACTAGTTCCTGATACATTTTTAGTACAGGTCTCAGCACAAATTGTATTTTGAGCACTACTATTCCAATATTTTTGTATACTATCAAACTTATCTATAGAATTTTCACTGGTTCCTAACCAACAACAAGGATATATTATACCTTTAGCTGATATATAAAGACTAGATTCTTTGATTGCCTGGCAATCAATTTTCCCCTCATTTACAGTTGGATCCTTCCATGCTTCCGGTGGCTTTAAAAATTCTATAGGGTGTGTTTTAAATCTTTTGCTAACTTTAGCACGAAACCATTTAAATCCCATATCTTTTGCTGTCTGTTGTGCTTGGTCAACCTGATATTGGTTGTGTTCAAACACCAACATTTCCCAATGGGCACAGCCACCTGCAGAAATAAATGCCTGTGCATTAGCCATAACTTTTTTCCAATTAACATTTACTCTGTAGATATGATTGGTATCGGCTAATCCATCAATACTAAAAACTACATATTCTTGTGGATAAGGATTATCTTGATACATAATCTCAGCTAGTTCTTGCCACCAATCAGTGTCGCGTAATCCGCCATTGGTATTCATGCCCAATGTTATTGTGGGATTTATAGTTCTAAAGTAACGATAAATTTCTAAGGTATGCTTGCCAGCCGCCGGATCACCATAGTCACCGCACATATATAGCTTATTAAGATTTTTAATAGTCTCAACATTGACTAATTCTTTTATTTGGTCTACGGTCAGATGATGTAGATCATTTTTATTAAAATTTGTATCAGTTTCTCTAGCACATTGGGGGCAGGCTGCGTTACAAGCATCTGTTGATTCTATATGTAAAACTTTAATATCTTGATTGGCTAATTTTAACATCGATGGTTTTATTTACTGTTAAAATTTATATAGATTGTTACTTCTTCTACACAACTATTACTATTAATGTTAGTAGCATAATTAATAAATTTTGCCACGTCCTGGCAATTTATACCGTTCCCAGTCCATGAGGGTCGAGATCTAGATATTTCAGTATCAAGTCTATCCAACGTAATTAATGTAGTTTTAAACTTGACTAGATCATTTTTAAAAGCAGCGGTACACTGCTTACTAGCATGTGCTAGTGCTGCCTTACTAGTGCGATAGGTTTCAAACATGGGTTCTGGTACTACAATAGATTTTTCACCTACGCTACCAATATTAAAAATATAGCCAGATTTATCATTAGATTTCCATAGTTGATAAATTTCGTATAATAAATTAGTCTGAGCAAAATTAGCCCAAGGTTCGTGCGGAGGGCCATCAAATGCATTATTAACAAAAATATCATAAGCTAATGATTTTTCTGCTATTGCTTTGATATCTTTAGTTATATCTAACCCGTCTGCACGGCTTATAGAGTCCGCAGAAAAATGATCAACCAACGTTAATCCTAATCCACGATTACCACCTGTTACTAACATCGTCATCTTATACTACCTCCCTGATCCCACACCTTGGATAATTTACTACCACAGGTCATGGCACATTCAAATATTCTACCATTGGCTAAATCTTTAGTCCAACTATCAACGATATGTTGCCAAAATCCATTAGCAAATATATCTTCCAATGAATTATAGTGTATGTCTAAATTGGTGCGACCATACTGTTTGATTAATTCTTGTATTTGATTCTTACCATTTATGTTACTTAATTTGTTATGTCCGGGTAAGGTATCTGCGTCATGAAATCTCTTGTCGTATAGATTATGTGTAAAGAAATTACAAGGCATAACTAACCCCTCACCTGTTATAGCTACTTTCTTTCCTAATAATGCATCACAACGAATTTTTGTAGAATCAAAGTAGTCGTGTATATTATTGTACTCATTCTTCAACTCTGTCAACCTAATCATTGAACTATTTTTATACTGTGGATTAACTGGTGGTTCTAACGTATATCCAGGTGCGGGCCATGCGGTCATTTCTTCTACTAGGGCATGATTAAAAAATCTACCTGTATTGCGAGGTAAGAACGATTCAAATCCCATGTCTTGACTTAGTTGTTTTGCTAGATCGACTTGATGTTCGTTATGACGAAATACAATATAGTTCCATTGTGCTTTACCGCCTGCGGAAATAAAAGCAGAGGTATTGGCCATAACTTTATTCCAACCGACATTACGCCTATATAAATGATTAGTATCTTCTAGTCCGTCGATGCCAAAATCTATTTTACCGTAGCCGTTTAATATACCTGCAAGTTCCGTCCACCATTCAGGACTACGTATGCCACCATTGGTATGTAAGTATAACCACACTGTGGGACTCTTACTGCGGAAATCTCTAAGTATGTCTAGGAAGTCAGGGTGTGCAATAGGATCACCATAGCTACCACAGAAAAATACCTGTCGTAATCTACTGACTAATTCTCTAGGGAAAGAACGATCAATGGTCTGGCGATCTAAATATACTATAGGTAAATGCGGATTAACCCCACCGCCATTGACGTTGCGAGGACACTGCGGACAAGCCGCATTACAATTGGTTGTAATTTCAATTTGATACTCGTCTATGGTATTATAGTTAAAAATTATTATATCTCAAATTTATTGTTGTTAGTTAAATGCCACATTAAAAAATCTTCAGTATTAAAATCTATGTTAACAGTACCATTGAATGACCAATATACACTGGTGGTGTGTTGATTGTTGTGACAGTAATCGCAGAGTTTAAGCAAATTAAGCGACCCTACAGGAATATTGCCAACTGACATGTTAGTTAGCTGGACATACTTGTCGGCAATTATTTTTCCATCTTGAACTTCTGTATCAAATTTTGAGTTTTTGTTAGTCAACACAAATTTTAATGTATTAGGAAAAGTTAAATCGTGTGAGAATGTAACAGCCCCATCTTGATTCTCAAGAGTAGAAATCAACCCATTGTTGTCAAAAATATTA